AAATCGCCAAGGATAAAATAATCCCGGATTCTTGTTGCTCTTTTATACTCTTATTTTCTCTTATAGTCCTTATGATCCTTTTTGTTTCACTTAGTGTTGGATTCATTTTTTACCCCTTTTTTAAATTTAAATAATATACTGAATATAAATAAATCAATAGCGAATATATAACAATTCCTACAGTCACTATATCCGAACTTTATGCCAAAAGAGTAGAACGCAGTCCTTTTAATTCTTTCTATCTTCATTTTAGACACTCTTTCGAATAAAATCCTTTTCCTTGATCCCCATAAGGCATATAAACGACTTCCTTTTTATCTGTTTGTGTTGAGCCCTGCATCTTACCTATTGTTACGCCCGAACGCTCTTGAACATTGTTTAAAGCTGCCCTTTCTTTTAAATTATCGAGTTCTTTTTTAGTCATCTTGTACCACCTTTCATTTAATTGTTATAGTTTCTTAGCTCGTCCCGCCCACCTTGTGCCTTGTTGCCATCTTTAGAAACAAATTCTAAAGTATGCCCTCTTTCTTTTGCCATTCTTATAGTATTCTCTTTAACCTTCTGATACTCTTCCAAAGACATTGGTTCACCGTTAAGTGTATTCTTATCGAAGTCATATATAACTTCATTAGATTCACCTGTCTTAGCTTTAATGATAGAAGTCTCTGTTATCCCACCTTGTGCCTTGTCTATTCCATTTGCTTTCATCTTATACCGCCTTTGGTTATTTGTTTATATGGTTTATACTGCTTTATAATATATTGTATCACTGAAGTTACTATATCGGATAAACTCCATTCTATTATCTTTAAGATATTTCTTAACTTCATTAATGTTTTCTGCTTCTATAAAAATTATTCTTAAATGGCTGTTTTCTTTTTGAAGTCTATACTTATTCATTCTTGCCCCCTTTAGCGTCGAGACGCTTTTAAAACTATTTATTAATTAGTATCTAACCGATTTATCAATGAACATTTACTTTTTACTTCTGAATTAAGTATACATTATATAAAGTGTTCTGTCAAGTATTATTATACCATTAATGTTTATGCTTTTAGACATAGATCCAAACAGTATTTGCAGTGTAAACCCGCACTGTATTTTCATAAACCGTTGACCTCGGAGACGATCGCACACATTTCGCGGTTTTTCGCGGTGCAGTGCAAAACACCCAGCAAAACGGGCGGTATTTGTATACGACCTCTAAAGCTCTTATATAAGGAAAACAGCCGCCAAAAAAGATCGTTGACACCTTAAGCAGTTCGCGCTTAGTCGTTTACGATCTTGTATACGATGTAACACTTATAAAGTATATATAGGTATTATATCTCTATAGGTATAGCACAGTATACGCTGGTAAAGTTATAGGAAATGAGCGTATACATCGTATACAAAAATCGATTTACACAGGGATTTTACTAAAAGTGTATACGTTCTTTTTGCAAACAAATTAGCACTCTAGGGGGTAGAGTGCCAGAAGTGACTAAATTATCTCTGTATACGTTCTTTTGACTGGACTGAGGTAGACATCGTAAACAAAAAACGTTGAAAAGCTGTTAATAACTCCAAAATGCGACTCGACTTGTCTGAGTGTGTGTGTGTAGTTAACATAATATAGATTATAGGAAGCTGGCGTTGTAAGGTGTTGTCTACCAATGACTTATGACCTGTGGATAACCTGTTAATAAACCCCCCGCCCCACCCTGAAGCGAATGTGAAGAGGGATGTCGGATCTACCCTCGATTCCTCTGAGTAATATTTTTCTATACTGGACTGAACTACCTATACTATATATGATAGTACAGATAACGGACACACAAGATATAGTAGAAAGTCCTTGACACCCGCCCATTTGTGTGGTAGACTAAAATATCAGTTAATAAGTATGTATATTATTACTATTATCAAGGAGATCCATGAAGCAGTGTCCAAAGTGTTCTAAAGAGATGGAAGTCCAATGAAGACTTGTCCCAAATGTTCCGAGCCGATGGAAGTTCAATGAAGATTTGTCCTAAATGTTCCGAGCAGATGGATGTCCAATGAAGATTTGTCCTAAGTGTTCTAATGAGATGGAAGAGATGAAAAAAGAGGGCGACGTTAGGCACGCCTACCACGTCTGCCACCACTGCGAATATGTGATTAAGTCGACCGCCTGCGAAGTTTACTCGCGGGTCTGTGGATACCTCCGTCCAGTCTCGGGCTGGAATCTTGGCAAAAAGCAGGAATTCACTCAGCGGAAAAATTATAAAATTTCTAAAAAAAATACAAAAAAAATCGTCGCGGAGGCTAATTAGGGAATGCTGATTATAGACCCCAAAACTTTAAAACTTCAAATAGATAATTACTTCGATCAGGTCGAGGAAAAAGGTTGCTTTTACATCGGCGAAGTTCGCTATGCACAGAAAGAGCCCGCGATCACTGGACTTGCGTTGTTCCTAGGTTTCTCTGGAAAAGGTCACTTCCGTACTTATGCCGAAAATCCTGAGTACGAATCCGTGATGAACTATGCCCTGTTGAGGTTAGAGAATTTCTATGAACAACTTAATATTAAAGGCATCGCGAATGCAAAAGTGGGACTCAAATTCTTTAAGGGTTGGGAAGATATGCCGCAGACGAATAACAATTTTACGCTCGCACAGTTTATGAAAGATGAATATGAAAATGAAGAGATGGAATCTGAGCGACGGATGGCAGACTGAGCACCGCGGATTTGATAGAGTTAGTTGCTGTATCTGTTCGAGACCAGCAAAAATATTTAACAATGAGAAACATTTCTGTAGGAAGTGCTTCTTAATTTATAGTAGGTTTGTTTCCAATGACAATGACCATAGGAAAAAAATATCGCAACGACCCAGTAGGGTTTCTAACGAAAGTTCTCGACGTGAAGAAGGAACATGTCTGGGACAAGATGGTGGAGGTCGCGGAGTCAGTTCGTGACCATCAGTATACTGCCGTAAAGGCGGGCAACTCACTATCGAAAAGTTATACCGTTGCAAGACTTGCTCTTTGGTTCTTATATACGCACTACCCAGCCACGGTCGTTACTACTGCTCCGTCGCAATTTCAGGTCGAGGATATTCTTTGGCGTGAGATCGCCGTTGCACATTCGATGGCTAACTATCCGCTCGGCGGAGAGATGCTGAAGACGCAGCTTGATTTGCAGAAAAGTTTCAAGGGCAAGAAGTGGTTTGCAACTGGATTCGCAACACGCCCCGATACTGTTACTCAGCAAGCGACTCGCGTCCAGGGTTTTCATAATGATAATGTTTTATTTATTATGGATGAGGCGGCTGGTGTTTTGACCGAGATTTGGGATGGGGCTGCTAAGCTGATGACGACACCTCGTCAGAAGTTCTTAGCAATCGGAAATCCGACGGTGGCACATGGTGACTTTGTTAACTGCTTTAAGAGTAAGCATTATAATAAAATTACTATTAGCGTTTTCGATTCGCCGAATTATAAGGCTGGTAAGGAAGTTATTCCTGGTTTATCTGGAAGAGAATTTGTCGAGCAGACAATAGACAGATACGGGAAGAATAGTAACTATTATAAAGCTATGGTTACTGGAGAAATCCCGAGCGAAGATGTTGACGCTCTTTTACAATTGAGTTGGATAGAGGCTGCTGAGAAAAGAGAAGAAGTAGATTACTACTTTGGATATACGAAGCGATTTGTGACATGGGACGTTGCCGACGGCGGAGATGATCTCCACGTAATGAAAGCATGGGAAAATACGACCGAGGTTGACTCTATTGAACTGCGTGGTAAAAAAGTTGAGGAGGCAGAGCCTTATGTTTGGAGACTCTTGCGGAAACACCGTGGTAACGCTATTATTGTTGATGCTGATGGTATTGGTCGTGTGGCGGTATCGCTCTTAGAGCAATCGGTGGATAAAAGTACATATATTATACCGTTCTTTGGAAGTTCGACGGAAGTTAATGATCCACAGACGTTTAAGCACAAGCGGAGTGAGGCGTGCTGGGATATGAGGAATTTATTTGAGAGGGATCGCATTTCTATCTCTAACATACCCGAGCAGCACGAAGAATTGTCTAGCTTGAAGCTGGATCAGAATACTCGTCAAGGAAATGTAGCAGTAGAGGCAAAAAAGTTTTTAAAAAAGAGGTTAGGACGCTCACCTGATAGAATGGACGGCATTATGATGATGGCTGGAATGTTTGAAGAAATACCTA